CACTATTAATAGTACGACTATTGGTGCGACGACTCCATCATCTGCGGCTTTTACGACTGCAACAGTTTCAACCGCCCCTGTAAACGGAAATGATGTTGTTAACAAAACATATTTAGATTACTTTGCTGCGGGACTTTCTTGGAAACAACCAGTTCTGTGTGCAACTACGGTAAATATAACCCTGTCAGGGCTTCAAACGCTTGATGGCGTGACCGTTGTAGCAAGTGATAGGGTATTGGTCAAGAATCAATCAACAGCGTCACAAAACGGCATTTACTTAGCTTCTGCGACTGCCTGGTCAAGAGCGCCTGATGCTGACGTTTGGACAGACTTAATTTCTGCTTTGGTATTTGTTGAAAGCGGCAGTACCCTTTCAGGTTCTGCTTGGTATTGCTCTGCACAGCCAGGCGGCACAATTGGCACAACTGCAATCAATTGGTCAAACTTTTCTGTTGCCGCTACATACACAGCTGGAACGGGATTAACGCTTTCTTCATATCAATTTAGCATCACTAATACGGGTGTGACTGCTGCGGCCTATGGATCGGCCTCTAAGACTTTGACCGCTACGGTTAATGCACAAGGCCAATTAACTGTTTTAGCCGCTTCAGATATTGCGATTGCAAACACTCAAGTTTCAGGCTTGGGCACAATGTCCACTCAAAATGCCAATTCAATTACCGTTACGGGTGGTTCAATCAACGGCACAACGATTGGCGGCACAACAGCTGCTGCCGTTACAGGCACAACAATCACAGCTAACACTCAGTTTACAGGCGCTGGAACGGGTTTAACGGGTACTGCAACAAGTTTATCTATTGGTGGAAGCGCAGGGACTGCAACAACTGCAACAAATTTGGCGGGCGGTGCGGCTGGTTCTGTTCCATATCAATCAGGCGCTGGTGCAACAACATTTTTAGCGGCTGGCTCAAATGGTCAGTATTTGACATTGAGTAGCGGTTTGCCCGCTTGGGCATCTTTGCCCACATCAGTATCGTCATTTAGTGCGGGTTCAACTGGTTTAACCCCATCTACAGCCACAACAGGCGCAGTCACATTGGCTGGCACGTTAGCTGTGGCCAACGGTGGCACAGGGGTGACCGCATCAAGTGGTGCAAATTCTGTAGTTTTGCGTGATGCAAATGGAAATACAAGCATCAATTCAGTAGCAGAAGGTTTTGTGAACGTAGCCGCGGCTGGCACAACTACTACGTTAACAGCCAGTTCAGCACCTAATTACTGCGTTACAGGCTCTGGTGGTCAAACTTACCAATTGCCTGATGCAACTACGCTGACTGCTGGTTCAAATTATTTTTTCAACAACAACCAAACAAGTGGAACAATCGTTGTTAAAAATAACTCTGGAACAACAATTGCAACCATTCAATCTGGTGGTTATGTTGAAATTTTGTTGTTGGTGGCTAGTCCCGCGGCTGGTTCATGGGACGTTCACGCTTACGCACCAGCAAATGTTTCTTGGTCAACCAATACGTTTGATTACGCTGGCTCTATCACTTCAGCCACATGGAATGGTGTTGCAATAGCAATCAATCGTGGCGGTACAAACGGGACTGCAACACCGACTGCTGGCGCTGTGCCTTATGGAACTGGTACGGCTTACGCATTTACTGCGGCTGGCACTTCTGGACAAGTTTTACAGTCAAATGGTGCATCAGCCCCCACATGGGTAACACCAGCGGTTTATGCGACTGTGACTGATGACACAACAACAAACGCAACACGTTATCCATTGTTTGCCGCAGTCACGACAGGAAATCTGACAACAGAATATGTCAGTTCTACTAGACTTCAATTTAATCCAAGCACAGGCGCTTTGACCGCCAACCAGCTAATCATTGCACCATAAAGGAAAATCATGGGACAGTTAACATTTCAAGCGACATTGGGTGGTTCGGTCAATTTGGCAGGGCCTAACACCGCATCGACAACCACTTTTACATTGCCAGCGGCTGATGGCACAAGCGGTCAAGCATTAACAACAAATGCGTCTGGCACATTGGCATTTGCCAATATTCCACTTGCTTCTGCTGTTTCGGGAAATTTGCCAGTTACAAACTTAAATTCAGGCACTTCTGCTAGTTCATCAACATTTTGGCGTGGTGATGGTACATGGGCAGCGGCTGGCGGTGGTAAGGTTTTGCAAGTTGTGCAAGGTACAAAAACAGGTGCTACTTATACGGTATTGAGTACCTATCTTTCAACTGGTGTGTTTGCAACCATTACCCCATCATCAAGTACAAGCAAAATTATGATGATTGCAACAAGCGGTCAATGCTATCAACAACCTGGCGGTTTAAGAATAAGGTTATATCGTGGAACAAGTGGAGAGGGAAGTGGTAGTTCTATTGTTTCAGATATTGGATATGGGGTTCTTAGTGGTGACGCTTTAGGCGCTACTGTAAATTGGCTTGATAGTCCCGCTTCTACTAGCGCATTAACATACACAATTATGCAAAAATCAGAAAATGGAAGCAGTTTGGTTGGTTTTGCTGGCGGTAGTTATTGTTCTATATTACTTTTGGAGATTGGCGCATGAACGCAAATTACGCTTTAGAGCTTATTGCTCTATATCCAACTGTCGTCAATATTGATGGCAATGATGCTTTTGACGCAAATGGAAATAAAATTGAATACGATGCCGCTTTAGTGCAAGCAAAGGTAGATGCAAAATCTTACATTGCTAAACGAGCCGCAGAATATCCTCCTATGGCTAACTATCTTGATGGGATTGTTAAGGGTGATCAAGCACAAGTGCAAGCATATATTGATGCGTGTTTGGCTGTAAAAGCTAAATATCCTAAACCCTAATCAGCATGAGATTTGTTTGGAAAATCTCCGAATTAAAAGGTGATGACAAAGCCATATTTCAGGCTAAGTATCACGTTTCATTGATTGAAAATGATCTGAGAATTGAGACAGAGGGATATTGGGACTTTGACCCTACAAAGGCGACAATTCCAACAGCCCAAGTAACCGAGGAAATGGTTGAGTATTGGATTGATCAAGGCACTACCCAAAACGGGGTAAGTAGCATAAAATCAAGGCTAATAGAGCAACTTGAATCTGTCAAAAAACAACAAGAAATTGCTTTGCCTTGGAAGCCGCCCACATTTAAGTTAAGTTAAGGAATCACTATGGCTGTGCCTTATGACATTGTTAGCAGAGCGCTAAAAGACATTGGTGCATTGGAAAGTGGTGAAACCCCTACTCCAGACGCAGCGCTTGATGCGTTTGAAATGCTAAACGACATAATTGACCAATGGTCAAACGAAAACATGATGGTTTTCAATGTCACAGAAATTATTTGCCCTGTGATTGCGGGACAAACACAATACACAATTGGCCCTAACCCATCGACTCAAAACTTTATCGGTGCGTCTTTTACAGGCTCAATCTCAGGCACAACTTTGACCGTGACGGGGATTGCATCAGGCGCTATCGCACAAGGGCAAACCCTTAGTGGCACAGGAATTACAACAGGAACAAAGATTACTCAATTTTTGACAGGCGCTGGTGGCAACATCAATGAAGTTGGTACATATCAACTGAACATATCACAGACCGTTGCATCCACTTCAATTACGGCTTACTACCAAAAGCCTTTGAATCTTGATTCTGCATTTGTTAGGGTAAACACTACGTCTAATGGGCAACCAATTACAGGCGGTGGCTTGGATTACCCAATGTCAGTTTTGGCATTGCAAGATTATCAAATGATTGGTTTAAAGACGCTGAACGGCCCTTGGCCTAAAGCGGTTTACTTTAACCCAGGCTCTGATTCTGGAAACCTTTTCATTTGGCCTAGCCCATCCCAAGGTGAAATGCACTTGTTTGCAAACACTTTGTTCAGCCGTTACGACTCAATGTATGAAGACATAGCCCTGCCACAAGGCTATTCAATGGCGCTTAGATGGTGTTTGGCAGAGCGTTTGATGCCCATGTATGGCAAAGCCTCACCAACGCAAATAACAATGGTTCAGACCTTTGCAGGGCAAGCTAAAGCTACTTTAAAACGGACAAACATGAGTCCGCTGCAAGTTTCACGTTATCCTGACGCCTTGTTGGTTAACAAGTCAAAAGACGCTGGGTGGATTCTTACTGGCGGCTTTATTTAAGGGGCTGATATGCCAGATTTTGGTTTTGTTGGCGCATCTTATGAAGCACCAAGTATCTATCAAGATGCCCAAGAGTGCATCAATTTTTTCCCCGAAGTTGACCCTGTAAAACAACAAGGTGAGCGTGGGGTTATTGCGCTTTATCCAACGCCAGGTTTAACGCTAAAATCCTTGCTTTCTAATCAACAGGAAGTGCGTGGCTTACACACCGTTTCGGGTGGCGAGCAAATGATTGCGGTTTGCGGCTCTTATGTTTATGTGCTTGCAGCCAATTTTGTTCCTCTTGTAATTGGTCAACTCAATTCCAGTTCTGGAATAGTGCGGATTACCGATAACGGGGTCAATGTTTACATTGTGGACGGTGCTTATCGTTATACCTGGTACATATCAACCCCTGCAGCAGCTGTGTTTTACGGCTCAACAAGTGGCACAACATTGACGGTAAGCAATGTTTCTAGTGGAACTATTGCTGTTGGACAATCCCTTTATGGCGTTGGCGTGTTGGCTGAAACTGTGATTACAGCGCTTGGATCGGGAACGGGCGGTGTGGGAACTTACACGATCAATAGAAGTCAGACCGTGGCGGCTGGATCGCTAAATTCGGCAACTGTGGGGGCGGTAGTAACTGCAACCATAGCGGGAACAACATTAACCGTTTCTGCGGTTACTTCAGGCGTGTTGCACGTTGGCATGACTATTCAAGGCGTAGGCGTTACCCTTGGCACAATCATCACGGCTTTAGGAACTGGCTCTGGCGGTGTAGGAACTTACACATTAAGCGTGGCAAGTACAATAGCCGTTGGCGTGACCATGTACGGTTTAAATTTTTCTGTTTTACCCTCTACTGACGGTGCGTTTAGCGGTGCAAACACGGTAGACATTATTGACAACTACTTTGTCTATAACAACCCCACAACCCAGCAATGGGGCGCTAGTGACCTTTTGTCGCCCATTTCACCCCTTACTAGCTATTCTTTAAAAGATGGCGCACCAGACGATTTGGTGGCTTTGATTGTTGATCACCGTGAAGTTTACTTGATGGGTGAGATTTCTTCTGAGGTGTGGACTGATGTAGGAACTGTGCCTTTCCCATTCCAAAGGATTCCTGGCACATCTACTCAACACGGTATTGCAGCGCCTTTTTCTTTGTCTCGACTTGGTAACTCATTTGCTTATGTCTCACGAAACAACCGTGGTCAATCACAAATTATGCAAATGCAGGGGTACATCCCACAAAGGATTTCCACTCATGCAGTCGAGAACACATTAGCCAATCAATATGTTGGCGATGCTATAGCGTGGACTTATCAGCTTGAAGGCCATGAAGTTTTTGTTGTTAGTTTCCCATCTTTGCAACTGACATGGGCTTTTGACGCAACCACTCAACTTTGGCACAAATGGCTTTACACAACAGATGAAAACATTTATCAGCGCCATCGTGGTAATTGCTGTGCTTTGTTCCAAGGCCTAGTTATTGTTGGCGACTATGAAAATGGCAAATTGTATGAATTGGATAAAACCAATTACACAGATGACGGTCAAAATATCCGCAGATTGCGTAGAGCGCCTCATTTAGTAACTGAATTCCAAAGGCAATACTTTGATGAATTGCAGATTCAGTTTCAGCCAGGCGTGGGGACTACGGGTTTGTCTCGCCCTGCTCAAATAACAGATTCAAATGTTATTTATTTGGGGAACACATATACAATTACCCCTAGTGCGACTTTGACAATTGAGACTGAAAAAACCTATATTTTGGCGACTCAACAAGCGGTAAGTTATCAAACAACTGATAACCCACAAGCAATGTTGCGGTGGTCAAATGATGGCGGTTCAACTTGGTCAAATGAGCATTGGACTAATGTTGGTCAACTTGGCAAATACAAGAATCGTGCCATTTGGCGTAGATTGGGGCAAGCCCGTGACAGAATATTTGAAGTTTCGGTTAGCGATCCTGTGAATTTTGTGATTATTTCGGCAAATCTTAAAGTACAAGGGGCAGAAAACTGATGGCTACTTCTGGACTTTCTAGCACACAGCAGATTAACCCTTATCCACAATCACAGTTTTTGGACGGTGCGACTAACCGCCCGTCAAGATCGTGGCAGCAGTTTTTTCTTAATTTGTTGAATTTCAGTTCTGCTACGACTGCAACGGCAGGGTCTGGAACGCTTCCCGCTAACCCTGTTGGGTTTATAAATGTCACAGTAAATGGTAAGGCGTACAAAGTGCCTTATTACAATGTTTGAGAGAGCCTAAATCATGGACAACACAATAAATTCACTTGTTGGTCAATCTGTTGGCTTAACTGCTGACCAAATGCAAGCTGCAACTTCTGGCAGTTTAAAAGACTATCAAGGCAAGACTTATGACCCTGCTGTCATTTTGGCGCTTTCAAAACAGATAGCGGGTTCTATTGACCCCAATGCAGTTAAAGGCGGTGTTTATAGCACTAAAGGTCAAAGTGTTGGTTTTAACTACGATGAATCTACAAAACTTTTGGGTCATCCTCCGACAGCAACTGAACAAGTCTTTTTGGACATGGCTAGACATCTTGCAAATGAAGGTGTGACAGATTTAAACAAAGTTGATGCTACAGACACTAATAGACGTTTTGGTTCTACTTTTACAGGCGGTGGCGGCACAATCTATGAAATTAAAAAGGATGCTGACGGCAAGCCTATTATTTCATCATGGAGTAAAGACACTAGCGACAAAAAAACCATTCTGACGGGCTTGGCACTTGCGGCTGCTGCTTTTGGCATACCTGGCGTTACAGAGGGTTTGCTGAGTACCGCACCCGCTGGTGCAACATTAGGAAGTGTTGGCGCAGAAGCCGCTGGTACTTCCCTTGGTTCTGTAGGCGCATTAGGCAATACTAGTGCTATGGGTGCTTTAGGTGGTCAATCGGCATTAGGCACAGGCTTGACTGCGGCTGGTACTGGTGCGGCAGGGCTTGGTGGTGCAATGAGTGCCTTGGGTGGTGAAGCCGCTTTAGGTTCTGGATTGACTGCCGCTGGAACTGGTGCTGCTGGTTTAGGTGGGGCTATGGGCGCTTTAGGCGGTGAAGCCGCATTAGGTGCTGGCATAGGTGCTGGCGCTGGCGGTTTAGCCGCTACAAATTCTTTGCTTGGTAATGCGGCTCTTGGTTCAACCTTGGCGGGTGCTTCCACACTTCCTATTGGTACAACATTAGCTAATTTGGGCGCTGCGGGTGCGGGTGGTTCATTATTAAATGCGGGTGCGGGTGCTGCGGGTTCTGCTTTAGGAACTACTTTAGGTCAAGGTTTAGCTTTAAATGCTCTTGGTACTGGTCTTGGCGCTATTGCAAATCAATCAGGGATTAGCAACGCAAGAGATGCAATTACTCAAGGTGGTCAAACAGCAAACACCCAACTTAATAACGCATACCTAAATGCTCAAAATTTAAACGCAAACAATGTCACGGCATTGGGCAACAACTACCAAAATTTAAACACAAATTTAAACAATACATTAAATGCTCAAAGAGGCATTTATGACACGACAGGCACAACTTTAGCTAACAATTATCAAAATTTAAATACAAATTTAAATAACACAATCAATGCTCAAGTCGGCAAATATGACGCAGCCAATCAAAACATAAACCAAAATGCTCAAACGCAATTGGGTTTATTGGGTAGCACTTATGCGGGACAACAAGCCCAAGCTGCGGCAAATGCGGCTGGTTTAAATGCCAACTACAACAATACCCTTACTAACATGGGTAATGTGTATAACCAACAAGTTGGATTTCAACAACCGTATCAACAAATTGGCAATCAAGGCGCAGCAGGGTTAGCGGCAAATCAAGATTATTTGACCCGTCAGTTTGGTGCGGCTGATTTAAATGCACAACTTGCACCTAACTACGCATTTCAATTGCAACAAGGTCAAATGGCTAACCAACGTGCCGCCAACATGGGCGGTGGTAGTTTAGGCGGTAATGCCATGAAGGGTTTACAAGACTACACACAAAACTATGCCGCTGGTGCATACCAAAATGCGTTTAACAATTTTCAAGGTCAACGAACAAACATTTACAACACATTAGCGGGAATGGCGGGAATTGGTCAAACTTCTGCGGGTCAATTAGCTGGACTTGGTACGGCTTACGGTTCTAATCTTGGCTCTTTGTCGTCTAATCTTGGTAGCAATTTAACATCTAACACAGGCAATTTGTTGAGCGCTGGAAGTGCTTACGGTACTAATACATCTGGCGTGACAAACAACTTGAACAATGTGTTGTCGTCTAACCTTGGTCAATTACAAGGTGCGTATAACCAATATGGTAGTAACTTAACAAGTGGCTCTAATACTTACGCTGGTAATGTTGTCAACAATGCCAACACAATGCAAGGCGCTTACAACCAATATGGAACTGATTTGACGGGTGCTTCTAATACTTATGGTGGAAACCTTACAACCGCTGCGGGTCAAGGCATCAATGCCGCAAATGTGTATGGTTTGAATTCCGCTAACCTTGCAACTGGCATTGCGGGTGCATTGGCGGGAAATGCTACGGCAACAGGCGCAAACAATGCAACGGCTTTAAGTAACCTTGGCAATACAGCGTTGCTTGGTTCTTTGATCAAAGCGACATAAGGATAAATCATGGCTGACTTTTCAATGAACGTAAATTACGCAAAGCCCCAAGTGACAAGTCTTGGGGATATGATAAACATGGCTGGTGGTATTCAAAACTACCAACAAGCACAACAACTTAATCCTTTGGCTTTGGAAAAGGCTCAAATTGAAAATCAAGTGCTGCGTCAAAAAAATGATGAGCGTTTAAAACTTCAAGAATTTACTAGCAACCCTGAAAACTGGCAGACCAATGGTCGCATTGACATGGATAAGATAAATTCTGTCATTCCAAAGATTGCACCATTGACAGGCTCTGATGTCATCAATTCATTAAGTGGATTGCATAAAAGCCAAACTGAAGCGGCTAATGCGAAACAAAATTTAACTCAATCACAACGTGAGATTATTTCTAATCGTGCTGGTTTGTTAGGTCGTTTGGGTGTTCAAGACCCAAAAATCGTTATGGGTGAATTAAATCGTCTTAAAGAAGAAAACCCAGACAATCCTGAATTAGATCGTTTGATTGATGCTTATTCTGGCCCATTAAGCAAAGCACAGCCTGGCAAACACATTGCGGATGATATGGTTCGTTTGAGTCAATCTATGTTGTCTTCTGCACAACAAGAGTCTTTGTCACCCAAAGCTGGAACATTAGACACGGGTGGAGAAATTCAGCCTACTGTTACACAACCGTTTATTGGTGGCAATCAACCCGCTATGCGTATGACGGGAACTGCTATTCCAAAAACAATTGGCCCAGGCTTAGAAGTTGTAGCCACAGAGGGAAATCCTTTTGGTTTGCCTGTTGGCACAAAGTACATTCAACCCCAAGGCGGTGGTCAGACTATGCAAGGACAACAACGTCCTCCCACAGTTACAGGACTTGCCCCACAGATTGCAAGCACATTAAGCGCAAACACAACGGTTGCAAATAAAGATTGGGAAGATACTTATAACGCCTCTAAAGAAGCGCAACCTAGAATTGCCATCTTTCAAAACATTAAAAAGATTGCACCAGAAGGCTTTACAGGCGTTGGCGCAGAACGTAAAAAATTGGCGGCTGGTATCTTAAATGCAGCAGGGATTGACGCTTACACGGCTGAAAACACCGCCACAGATGAATTGGCTAAAAACACTCGACTTTTGGCATTAGCTGGTGGTAATACTGATGCGGCTAGGGCAATGGCTGAAATTGCCAACCCAAGCGGTAAAATGACATTGGCGGCTATTAAAGAAGTTTCAGACCAAATGATTGGTGTAGAGAAATTAAAAGAAAAACGTGCCGAATACTTATCTCAATTTCGCAATGATCCTGTAAAGTATCAAGAAAAATCACAAACTTTTAATAAATTTGCTGACCCTAGAATTTTTCAAGAAATGACTGCTGAACAAGTGGCAAAACTTAAAGCATCAATGTCTAAGCAAGATATTGCCGACATGAGCAAAAAAATTCAAGAAGCAAAAATGTTGGGGATTATTAAATAATGGCTAGTCTTGCTGAACTTTGGGATGCCGCCCCCGCAACGGCAACACCGCAAAACCGTCAGGTTGACCGCATGGCTATCTTGCAAGATGAGATGACCAAAGCACAGCAACGCTTGCAATCAGGCGATCCTAGAGCGCAACGGGACATCGAATCTTTGACCCGTGAAATGGGTGGCAAGGTTCAAACTGTTCAGCAAACTCAACAACCGCAACAGGCTTCTGGTCAAACATTGGCTGATCTGTGGGAATCAACCCCCGCTTCTACTGCTACTGCCAAACAAGAACAGAAAAAATCTGAACTTCCTATGGCAGCTCAGTTTTACAACAAACTGTTAGAAGGCAAACAGGCTTTAGGTGAAAAAATTGTAGGTGCTGGCGAAGCGGGTTTGACCGCTTTATCTAGTGGCATTGCCGCCCCTGTAAGCGCCCTCGGTGGCGTTGTTGGCACATTGGCTAGTGGTAAGTACGGCACTCAAGAAGGCATCCAAGCGGGTCAAGATATGGCCCGTAGATTGCAAGAGGGCGGCACATATCAGCCCCGCACCCAACAAGGTCAGCAATATGTGCAAGACCTACAAAAAGCGTTTGAGGCTAGTAAGTTACCGCCCGTTGGCGTTCCTGAAGCAATGGGTTTTGCGCCATTAGCAAGCCCCGCTATGCAACAAGGCAGAGGCACGATGCAGCAATATGCAAGTGAAATTCGCCCTACTGCACCGCAACAAATGCAACAACAGTTTCAAGCCAAGGGTGGATTGCAAAGCGCTGGCGCTGCGGCTACAACTGACCAGGCAGCAGTCAATGCAATTCTTGCCAAAGTAAGCCCTGAATTGCAAAACGAAATACGGGCTACACCAATCAATCAGCTTAATATGGCTGCGCTTGAGCGTCATGCTGAAGCTGACACATTGCCTGTGCCTGTGCGTTTAACCCGTGGTCAAGCGACACAAGACATTAACTTGCTTTCAGATGAAATGAACATGAGGGGCAAAAACCCTGAATTGGCTAATCGTTTTAATGAGCAAAACGGCAAGTTGATTGAAAACATGAACGCTATTAGGGACAAAGCCGCCCCTGATGTTTATGGAACAAACCATATTGAAAATGCTGAAACTGTGATCAATGCTTACAAAGCACTTGATGACACTAGGACTGCTGATATTTCTGCCAAGTACAAAGCGCTTAAAGATGCGGCTGGCGGTGACTTTCCTATTGATGGAAAACAGTTTGCAACTAATGCCGAAAAAATGTTGGGCAAAGACCTTAAAACAGACTTTTTGCCCCCTGCTATTGCCAAACAATTAGACCGCTACAAAAATGGCGAAACAATGACGTTTGAAAACTTTGAGGCCATGAGAACTAACTTGGCAGCAGAGATGCGTAAAGCAGAGCGTTCAGGCGATGGTAACGCTAAAACTGCGTCTAGTATTGTTCGCACAGCATTAGAAGAATTGCCTTTGACTGGTGATGCAGAAGCCCTCAAGCCTTTGGCAAATGAAGCTAGAAGTGCGGCTAAAGCTAGGTTTGATATGCTGAAAAAAGACCCAGCTTATGACGCTGCGGTTAATGATGCAGTACCCGATAAGTTTATCAATAAATACATTATTGGTGGCAACAAACGTGATTTAGAGGCATTGACTGCACAACTTGGTAAAGGCTCAGAAGGCCATCAAGCCGTGTCTGCTGCTGTTGTTAACTATCTTAAAGATAAAGCTGGTGTCATAAATGATAACGGCAATTTTAGCCAAGCAGGGTATAACAAAGCGCTTAAACAACTTGATCCTAGATTGCTAGAATTAGTTGACGGTGAGACTGCCCAACAATTACGGGCGTTAGGTAATGTTGCTAGACATACGCAAGCACAACCCCGTGGAAGCTATGTTAATCAATCCAACACATTTGTGGCGGGTGCTAAAGAAATGGCAAAGGGTGGGCTTGAGAAAGCGGGTAACGTGGCGGGATTTGGCGTTTTGCCACTTGGCACAATGACCCGTGAAGCATTGGCAAGCAGAGCCGCTGCAAAGCAAACTCAAGAATCATTGAAGCCTGGCGCTGGTACTAAACTTTCAGACTTAGGAAAATAACATGGCAGTCAATCTTGCACCAATTGGTAATGGTTTCCAATTTTTTACCAACACAGGCTTACCACTTAACGGTGGGTATATTTATACCTACCAAGCGGGTTCAAGCACTCCCCTAGCCACTTACACGACTTCTGCTGGCACGATTGCCAACACTAACCCTATTCAATTGGGAACAAGCGGTCGCCCCCCACAAGAGATTTGGTTAACTTCTGGTTACTCATACAAGTTTGTTTTAACTGATTCTGCTAACGTGCAGATTGCCACTTACGACAACCTTTATGGCATTTTAGGAACAAGCGCTAGTGTTAACCCTATACCATCGGGCGGCATCATCATGTGGTCAGGTTCTATTGGCGCTATTCCTACGGGTTATTACTTATGCAATGGTTCTAACGGTACGCCAGACTTGAGAGACAAGTTTGTAGTGGGCGCTGGTAGCACCTATGCTGTGGGCAATACAGGCGGCTTTACTGCTGCCGCCACAAGTGCGGGTGGTACTTACTTGCCGTTGTACTATTCTTTAGCATTTATCCAAAAGGCTTAAAAATGGCTGATATTGATTTGGTGCAATACGGAGTGCTTCAACAAAAAGTTGATTCAATGGAGGCCAAGATTGACAAGATGGAGGCGCAACTTGATACCCTTATTGAATTGGCAAACAAAGGTCGTGGAGGCTTTTGGATGGGCATGGTTTTTGTGTCTGCTTTATCTACAGTTTTGGGATACCTTAGCCATCAATGGTCAAAGTGAATGAATGAGATGGCTCATTGCTCTTGTTCTGACCCTCTCGATTCAATCTACTAGCAAAGATTTATGTAGTGTTCGTGAGTTTTACTCTATTGCATGGGGTATTCACGATCCAACTGAGAGACACAAACTGATGGCTGAGTGGCTTACAAAACATCAACAATTATGCAAAAGTACCGATTTTATTGTTATTTGGAACAATATGAGTGAATGGGCGGGAAACTCTGACAGTCACCAGTTAAGAGCATTGGTTATTCATGGGTACAAGGAAGCGCTTGAAAGGGAAAAGAAATGAAACAAGATCAAGACGTAGTAAGTAAACTGACGTACTCTGTTACTTTAATGGTGGCTTCTACTCTTTGCCTGTCGGTATTAGGTATGGTTGCAGCTTTTCTTTTAGGTTTGTGGGCTAAAGAAGTTGATAACGCAGAAATCTTTTCTATGTTGCACCCTGCTTTTCAAACCATCATTGGCGGTTTTATTGGCCTCTTGGCGGGTGTCAAATTAGGTCAAGGCGACTCGCACCATAAATGTAGACATTGTGAGGACTAATCATGTTTGAAATGTTATCGGGCGGTTTGTTAGGTTCTATCTTTGGCGGCATCTTTAGGATGGCCCCTGAAGTGCTGAAGTGGTTAGATAAAAAGAATGAGCGCCAGCACGAACTAAATATGTTCAAGTTCCAATGCGATTTGGAAGCCCAACGTGGTCAGCAAAAGTTAGCTGAGATTGGCGCACAACGTGAAGCCGCAATCGATGTAGGCGTAATGGATGCCTTTAACAACGCCATTACACAGCAAGCAGAGATGGTTAAAGCAGCGGGTGGATGGGTAGCCTCACTTTCTGCTTCTGTGCGTCCTGTGGTCACTTATTGGGTTCTTTTTGTTTGGTCATTTATCCATGTTTGGTTTGCATGGAACGCTTGGTTAGCAGGTGCGCCAGCTACTGAAGTCTTCAAAACTATGATGACTCCAGACTTTTCTGCTTTGCTATCAGGAACAATTAACTACTGGTTTCTTGATAGAACTTTGTCTAAGCGTGGAATATGAACTTAGAACTGGCAGCATCCCTTTGTCGCCAGTTTGAGGGGTTTAGGTCTAAGCCTTACCTATGCCCTGCGGGTGTTCCTACCATTGGTTATGGATCAACCTATTATTCTGATGGGCGTAAAGTAACCCTTGAAGATAGTCCCATTAGTGAAAAAGACGCTAGTGCATTACTAAGGCACGAATTGGAACACACCTATTTACCAGGCGTGCTAAGAAACTGTCCCATTCTTGCAACAGATGAAAAAAAATGTAACGCCATTGTGGACTTTGTTTACAACCTTGGAATTGGTCGTTTGCAAACGTCTACGCTTAAACGAAAAATTAATTCTCAAGAGTGGGAAGCGGCTCAAGAACAACTAATGTTGTGGACTAAAGGTGGCGGCAAAGTCTTGCCTGGCTTGCTCAAACGCAGACAAGCCGAGTGTTCCTTGTTAAATTAAATTGTAATAAATACTATATAAGGTGTTGAAATGGCTAACATTCCTACACCACAAGATGCGGCATTGTTTGCACAAAATGTAAAAAAATGGCAACAAGTGCTAAGTCTTGGTGATTGGCGTATTGAAAAAGGCATCAAACCAGCTAAAGCTGCTATGGCTTCTGTTGAGTTTACGCCTACTGCAAGACTTGCTGTTTATCGTCTGGGTGATTTTGGCGCTGAAAAGATAACGCCTGAATCATTAGACAGAACGGCATTACATGAGTTACTTCACATCTTTTTGCATGATTTGATGTCTGTAGCTACAGACCCTAAATCGTCAGATGAAGACATAGAAATGCAAGAGCATCGGGTCATCAATCTGTTAGAAAACTTGTTATCTAAGGATTCTCATGGTATCGACTAATGGTCTCAATTCATGTACGGATGAGCAATTCATAACTTTGTGGGACACGCATCGATCTGTTACAAAAGTAGCAAAAATTCTGGGCATCACGGAAAGAGCAGTTAATTACCGCAGACGAAACATGGAAGAAACCCACAAGCTCAATTTACCAGCAAGTGATTCAAGAAGTGCTAAATATGATTCCAACAGACCAAAATCTTTTTCTCCGTTAAAACAAATAAACCTTGGCATATTAGACGGAACAGTTATTGTGTTCTCAGATGCTCACTTTATACCTGGGCAACGTACAACAGCCTTTAAAGGGCTTCTATGGGCTATAGAACAGTTTAAACCCAAGGCGGTGATATGTAACGGGGATGCTTTTGATGGTGCGTCTATAAGTCGCCATGACGTTACTGACCAACCACAAACTTCCGTCATTCAAGAATTAAAAGCCTGTCAAGGTGCATTAGGCGAAATTGAGGAAATTGCTAAAGCAGCCAGACACAATGTAAAGCTACTGTTTACATGGGGTAATCACGACATTCGCTTTGGCAATCGTTTGGCTCAACACGCACCACAGTTTAAGGATGTTGTTGGGTTTAAGTTGACAGACCATATCCCAGATTGGGACTTTTGTTGGGCGGTATGGCCTACTGAGCAATGTATTATCAAGCACCGTTACAAGGGTGGTGTTCATGCTACTCACAACAATACTGTCAATGCGGGTGTGTCAATTGTTACTGGGCACTTGCACTCTTTAAAAGTCACTCCGTTTAGTGATTTTAATGGCGTGAGATTTGGCTGTGATACAGGAACATTGGCTGAGACTGATGGCCCTCAGTTTACTTACGCTGAAATTAACCCAGGCAATCACAGATCAGGGTTTGCGGTGTTAAACTTCTTCAATGGTCAGCTTTTATGGCCTGAACTCGTCCATAAATTTGATGAGGACATGATCCAGTTCAGAGGCGAAGTAATTGATGTGGGGGCATTTTGAGCGCTTGGTTAATTATTCTCACGGGAACAATTTACGCATACATTGCGGTTGAGCAAACCATCATTGGCAATCCGTATATGGCAATGGTATATATCGGATATGCGTTCTCTAATGTGGGGCTTTACTTGTTAGCAAAGTAAGCCCCTCTGTATCTTATAAGCTACTCTGTAGATTCTTCTTCTTCAGAGTCATCCTCAGATAAGTCAATTGCTTCATAGTCAACTGCCCATCCATGTTCTTCTTGAAATGCAATAAATTCCTGAATGATTTGGATTTTCTCAAAGTCGTGTGACTCAACTGTAACTTTCTCATCGTCAATCCAGCTAATATCAATAACTAATTTATACATGATGTTCTCCTGACGCAACGGATTGTTGCAATGCAATATTAAATTGTGATTGTGTCTAAAAAACGAAATGGCTAAATTGTGCTTACTTGATTTTGCCGTAAGTGTTTACCCGTAGTTCTGGCAATCCAACAAGTTTGGCAAATCCATTTGTGACCCATGTCAATCCCGCCCTCTGGTGGTTTGTCTTGGTCGCATTTGTTGCAGCATTTGTATTGGTGAACTGGTTGGTTAAAATTTAAACCGAGTGGATACAGCGCCATTCTCTTTCATTCCTTTGTGAGTTTGATTTGACCGTGTTACCAGTCAATTCTATTAAACCAAGCACTTTCATTTCGTTTAAGCGCCTAGCCACTTGATTTGGGTCTAGCATTGTCATAGCTGAAATGCCATCTTTTCCCAACGGCCCATAAAATTTGAGGCACTCAAGAATAACTTGGTGGTGTTGTGGGGCAACGTCTTTAATTAAGTCTGCTGCCTCAAACGATGTAAGAGGATCATTTGCCCTGACTCTTGGAAAGTCGGGTATGGAAAAAATTTGTTTAAATGCGTCTTTATAGTCCATGATTACTCCTTGTTGGTGGGGGTACTAACTGCTCGTCCGCAAGCCTAAAAAGCCTTTGCACAGCTTTCCCCCCGTTATTTAAAATGGTGCGTCATCGTCCGCTGGTAAACCCTGATAGCCCTCTTTGGGCTTGGGTGTGTTCATGTATGCCCAACCGTTCCAGCCGCCATCCATCAGAGGCATACTATCTAACTTGAGCATTGGCCCGTTCTTAGTCTCAATGACTGATCCAATGGTTTGGTAACGGGATTTCTCTTGACCCTCTTTGTTTTTGTATTTACCAGAAACAACGGAAATTTCATAAAGTTTAGACATTCTTGACTTTCATAAGTTTGTTAATTTTATTGTCCAGTTCAGCAATAAATTGGACAATTTCACCCTCGATTAGCCTGATAAACACATTATCCCTTGGGACACGTTTAACAAACAATTGAAGTTCTGTGGGCAGACGATTGTCAAAAGACACAAAGTCACACCATTCACGGTCTGTGCAAGCCATTTGGAATTGCATTTGCGTGTTGTACTTGCCTGGCACAGTTTCAGACAACAACGTGTCTATGTGTGTCGCAGTATTGGGGCATTTGATCTCTAACAATCCATTGTCGCCAATAAGCCCGTCAGGGGAAGCGCCAGCCATTAAAATCTTTGGGTGAGGTATAAACCCCACTTCATCAACTAAGACGTTGTGAGCAACTTCATAGGACAGTCTAGCTAACGGCTCAGTTTCTGTCCCCCATTGCATTGCAGCATTAGTAAAACTTTCACCTTTTTGGTTAGTCAAGCGCTCACAAATCAACTGAGCCATGTAGTTGTCTCGACTTGATGAATAACCCGTCTTGGTCTTGGCAATAATGTCAGCTACCCGTGAGGCGGTGACTTTACCGATTCGAGCCGCAAACCATTCGTCTGTGCCTTGTTCAATCATGTTTCATCTCCCTTACATATTGTGCAAAACTTGCCGCTGTATCACCAAACGCAATCCTTAGACTTTCAAATTCATGCGCCACTTCTTCCAAAACTCTGTTGCGCTGTGAGGGCGATACATATACATCAAAGTGGTATGGCTGCCCTTTTATCTTGTTTTCATGCTCAATGCGGTCAAACTCATCGTCTTCGTCTGTTTTCATAATTTTCCCTTTGCTTCATCTTTGGCTGCAATAACTTTCATCTGCCAGGCTTTGTCGCCATCACAAGCGGCATAAGCTACTTTGTAAGCAATCTTTAGTTCATCCTCAGTAGTGGCGTTATGAATAGCTAGAAACAAGTCTGTCATGCTGTTTGGGTCAATGGTTGACTCAGGTTCTTCACCCTGGGGCAAATCATCACCAGCGTAGATGTATAGGCCAAGGCCATGCAAGCTAAGTGCTTTTGTCATGCAGCGCATGATTGCCGTGTTGACATTAAAGCTGTCCAATTTATTGGTGATTTCTTTGCCATACTTGTTGACGGTGGTTGTACCCTCAATGGTAATTGGCTTGTTGGTGTTATCCATTACAGGCAATTGACAAACCATTGGCTTGCCAAACATTGTGACTGTGACCCAAACCATTGCTGTGCCGTTAATTTCCATGTAGCACTTATCACCAAACATTTGCACAGTAAAACTGGCCTGTGGGTCTGCTTTAAGTGCTTCAGCCCAAGCCCAAGCCCATGACAGATAAGTTAGATTTGCTTTCTTTTCTGTATGTTCATTGACATTCAGTTTGAGTAGTTCTTGCACGTTCATGCTTCATCCTTTAAATAAGCCGTTAGGCGTTTGATTCGGTCTTGGTGATAGTCACCCATGCGCTTTGCATATTCTTGAGCGCTGAGAGCCTCTAACAGCTTGCGCTGTGCCATTTCAAGTTCTTTGGCCGCTAACTCTTTAGCTGATGGCAAACGTAAATAGTCTTTGATCTTGTCAATCATGTTTGTTCCCTTGCTCGAATGGCTTCAGCCAAAGTGTCACCTGCGTATTCCACACTATTTTCACAAACCTTGGCACACGCCTCACGCTCATGCTGTGCTACTAGTTTGGCAAATTGTTCGACAAATTCTTTTGGAATTTTCAAATCAGGTATATGGTCACAATTTTTATAAGCATGATTAGCCATCTCAATGATTTCATCTTGTGTCATGGTCAGCCTCTCCATGCCAGCATTACGCCAATGCCGCCAAAAATGACGATGGCTAAAAAGCACTCAACAAGTGTTTGAATAATTTTGTGTTTCATACGGCCTCGCAAGATGTGTAAAAGTTACGTTTGGCTTCCTCAATCAAACGCTCATATTCCTCAGAAGGAATGTCATAAGTAACGTCTTTGTCGTTTGCAAAAACAAACACATCGAACATTTCTTTGTAGTCGGGGCCGTGGGGGTAATTAAGTTCTTCAGGTAAATGGTCATAACCGACTGTGACGACTTCAACTGTTTCGCCATTGTCGTAAGACACTACGTCTTCAAAACTGTGTTGCAGATTGTGTTTCATAAGTTTCCTAAATAGACCCCGAGAAGTTCAGGGCATGGGTGTATTGTATAGCAAACTAAACACATAGCAAGACTTTTTTATAGGGACTTTCCCTAATGTTGTATTTATGCAAATATTTAAATGTTTATCTTGCTATACTTGTTGCATGGACAAACAAAAAGCTATCACATTGGCTGGCTCACAGAGTGAGCTTGCTAGAATTTTGGGTATTACAAGGGCGGCCGTACATAACTGGAAAACCATTCCAACTGGGCGGCTTTATCAATTGATGGTGTTGCGTCCTGATTGGTTTATCGAGTAAGATTGTTTGAAACACGGCTAGGAACGGATTGATCCCCGTTCCGAAAAGGGTTACCACTTCCTCCCCTGCCGCAGTTTCTTTTAAGTGGTTTTTTAAGTGGAAATAATATGCTTTTGCAGCCAAAAAATTGGTCAGTCTTTCAGCACTATAAAGACCGTTGTCCCCCTTGGATAAAACTTCACCGTGATTTGTTAAATGACAGATCATTTATGCGCTTGCCTATTGCTAGCAAAGCGCTTGCGCCCATGCTTTGGTTGCTAGCAAGCGAGTCTAAAGATGGTGTTTTTGATGGCTCATTAGATGAGCTAGTGTTTCGCTTACACATTACTGATAAAGAATACCAAGCTGGTGTTAAGCCATTGATTGATAACGATTTTTTTAATGTTGTTAGCGGAGTGCTAGCAGAACGCTTGCAAGTTGCTATCCCAGAGACAGAGAGAGAGACAGAGACAGAGACAAAGAAAGAGAAGAAAACGCTCGGCAAACGCCTCGCTTCTGATTTTAGTTTTCCAATTGAATGGGAACAGTTCTGTCAACAAACAAGACCAGAACTTAGCCCTGTCAAAACCTTTGACCAATTCAAAGATTATTGGATAGCCCAAGCTGGTCAGAAGGGCGTGAAGCTAGATTGGTTTGCAACCTGGCGTAATTGGGTGAGAAGCACCAACGCACCAAAACAAAACCCTTATGACGTTGTGAGGCTCACAATTCCAATGAACAACACACCTGATGCCGCATTGGAGAAAATTAAAGCCGATGACAAAAAGGCAGTTCCCCCATCTTTAGAAGTTTTGGCAAAAATGGCGGCATTGAGGGCGAAAGCATGAAAGTTTTACCAATAAACAACTTTGAGGTTGAGCCTTGGTTACTTGAAAAACACTATGCCAAACGTATGCCTCAAATCATGTTTGCTTTTGGGCTTTACAAGGATGACATTCTTGTTGGTGTTGTGACTTACGGAATACCCGCCTCACCGCCTCTTTGCATGGGAATTTGTGGGAAAGAATATTCAGACAAAGTTTTAGAACTAAACCGAGTTTGTTTGTTGGATAACCACAAAAACGAAGCATCATTTTTAGTGGCTAATTCAATCAAATTATTGCCAAAACCAACAATCGTGGTTTCTTTTGCCGACACAAGCCAAGGTCATGTTGGCTACGTTTACCAAGCCACAAATTTTCTTTACACAGGGCTATCTGCCAACAGAATTGATTGGACAATTAAAGGCCAAGAACATAAACACGCTAAAACCATTGGTGATGGTTTGACATTAGCCCAAATTAAAGAATTGCATGGTGATGATTTTTACTATGTCGAGCGTTCAAGAAAACACAGATATATTTTGTTTCATGGCTCAAAGACTGATAAAAAAGTTTTGCGTTCTAAATTAAAGTATGAGGTTTTTCCGTATCCCAAAGGTGACTCTCAAAGATACGACTCTGGCACTTCTGTCAAAACACAACAACTTTTATTTGTATGAGCGATTACGAAGCAAAGACTGTTGAGGTAACTGATGATTTAGGTATTGTCAGATTTGCCAAACTTGAGGATATGCCTTACATAATTTCTTTGTCAAAAAAGGAAAGCGTCAGTTTAGGCTTTATTCCGAAAATGGCATACGAGGCTGCAATCACAGGAATTAAAACTGGTGACAGATGGAGTAATGTTTGCAATGACAAATTGTTTGTAATTGTTTGCAATGGTGATTTGGTAGGTTTTTGTTTAGCAAGTTTTGGAATACCAAACGCTATTAGCAAAAAAGGAAAGATTGCTCAGATTTGTTTGCAGACAGATGCAAGGAAGTTGTTGCGTGGCAGATTGCTCTTGGATACTGTTGTTGACTATGGCAAAACACAAGGCACTATGGCTTTTAGCGCAGGGTGTGCTGATGACCTTGAATCAAACATTTTCTGGAAAGCAATGGGTTGGATTTGCATTGCACAAAGATTTGGCATTTCCCACAAAAATACATGGAAGCAAACTAGCAAACGTGTAATCAATGTTTACCGCTATGACCCTAACGACTTTTTAATTTTATTATGAACAATTTTCAATGGCCTACAAATGACTCCAACAGAATTGGAACACTTCAGAAACTGCGAAGCCCAAGAGTGGATACGCAGATTCAACCAAAAGAAATTGATGATTGGCTCAACCAAAGCGTTGCTCTGGTGGCAGGGAGTGTGCGTGGACTTGGAACGAATCAGAGGAAAGTCAGATACTTTGCTTTTGAAGGACAGAATGACGAGGTTACGAAATGAGGAGAGCAGCAAGAGTTGATGCTAACCAAGACCAGATAGTTTCTGCCTTGCGTGGTGCAGGTGCATACGTCTGGATTATTGGCTTACCAGTTGACTTGCTGGTTGGCTACAAGGGTCACACCTTTCTGGTGGAGATTAAAACGGACTCTAAAAAGCGTTTAACGAAGCTACAAGCCGACTTTTTTGAGAATTGGTCAGGTAGTACCTTGGCAAGAATAGATTGCCCTGAAGCGGCTTTACGCATGATTGGAGTTGTCAAGTGAAAGCACCCTACAAAGCAATTGAATTTATCCTTGAACAAGCACCAAAATATGCTGTTGCTAAATCACAACGGATTTTTCTTGAGGAATTCCGCAAGACTAAAAAGGCTTTGCTTATGAAAGACGCAATGACAAGGGGATTTGATTCTGCCGTGGCACAAGAGCGTGAAGCCTATGCTCACCCTGATTACGAGGAACTTTTACACGGTTTGGCTCAAGCAATTTTGCAAGAGGAAACAATTAAATGGAAACTAACAGCCGCCCAAATGAAGTCGGATATATGGCGCTCAGAACAAGCAAGTGAGCGTTTAGGCGTAAAAACAACGGAGTAAATAATGATGTGTCCCCGCTGTAGTTCTGAAAACTTAAAAGTTTTAGATACTCGATCAACCCCTGAATTTGTCAGCCGCAGAAGAATTTGCATCAATGGACATAAATTTTTAACTCAAGAATATGCAATATCTGAAACACAAATATGTGAGAAGCCAGAAATTACTGAAGCTAGTGGCAGCTCTCTCTTGTCAAAGCTGTGGCATGGACAATGGCGTTCAGGCGGCTCATAGCAATTGGGGTGGTGGTAAAGGCAAAGGCATTAAGGCAGACGACAACTTAGTGGCTGCTTTGTGCCTTAAATGCCATTACGAAATAGACCAAGGCGCTCACCTAACCAAAGATGAACGCAAGGAAATGTGGTTAAAAGCCCACACAGCTACGGTTGAGGCACTTGGAGACAAATGGCCTTCAGAAGTGCCTATACCCTTAATAACTGCGCATAGCGGGTAAAGGTGCGTCTTTTTGTGAGCCGCCTTGATGGGCTTTGTCCATACCTTGCGCCTCATGGTGCTTTAGTTCTTTTTCCAAAGCGCCAATACGGGCAAGTTCTGAACGGTGCTCAGAGGCTTTTTCGTAGTGCATACCCTCTTTAGAGGGTTTGTTTGATCTAGTAATCACAAATTTTGTAGCCATGATAAAAATCCTGTTAAAATGGTGATTGACATTGTGCCACATCAAGCATAAAGTCAAACCATAAATTCTTTGCAAGGAAAATATCATGGGTAAAATGGACACAACAATGGCTAAAAGCAGAACTGGCGCTACACCTCCCAAGGGTGCAAGTGCTTCAGATATGTCTGGAGAGCGCATGGAAAAACTGCGTGGCGGTGTGGCAATGGGTAAAGAAGATAAAACGATGGGCGACAAGCTGTTTAACACAGGTCGCACCGAAGGCATTTGCTACACAAAAGAGAAATCAGAGTACCGCTAAAAAGCGAAACCCAAAGAGTCGTGAGGGACTCAATGGGCTTCTAGGCACAACAAAGAAAGGTTGTCATGCTTAAAGAGAATTGTAAGGCTTGTTGTTACTTTAACGACATAGGTCAAATGGGGCAATGCAGACGCTACCCCACATATCAAAACCGTCACTACACCGAGTGGTGCGGAGAGTTTGAAGTAGTTGCCGTTGAGAGTTCACCCATCCTTGAGGTGGGTGTTTTTTCTGAACAACCTAAAAAGCGTGGCAGACCCGCAAAGGTGGCAGAATGAACTTGCAGCCTTTGAGAGACAAAATCTTAGTGCGTCCCGAAAAGCGTACGTTAAGCGACACCTTGATTGTCCATTCGGCAGAAGCGGATAGCCGTGGAACAGTCATAGCAGTAGGCCCAGACGCACAGGCAGAAGGCTTAAATGTTGGTGACCGCATCACATTTGGTACGTTCCACAAAGAATACAAAGATGAATACCTCAAGTTTGAGGAAATCAAGCACAATGATGAGCGCTTACTTAAGATGAGTTGGCAAGATGTTTGTTTTGTAATGGAGGACTAATCATGGCGACTAAACCTGGCTTGTATGCCAACATCCACAAAAAGCAAGAACGTATCGAGCGTGAGAAAGTCGAGGGAAAACCCGTAGAGCGCATGAGAAAGCCTGGCTCAAAAGGCGCACCCACAGCCGAGGCATTTAAACAATCTGCTAAAACCGCAAAGAAATAATCATGGCGAAGCACGATAAACCTATTCCTCATAAGACAACGGGCAAGGATAAGACCTATAACCCTACAGAAAAGGGTGCGGGAATGACCGCCAAGGGTCGTGCTGAGTACAACGCCAAGAATAATGCAAACTTAAAGCCGCCAGCGCCAAATCCCAAGACCAAAAAGGATGAGGGTCGTAAGGCAAGTTTTTGCGCCCGAATGGAAGGCGTAGTAAAGAACGCCAAAGGCCCTGCTGAACGTGCCAAGGCATCATTAAAGAATTGGAACTGCTGATGACTGAACAACTTGTAGCCCGCATTGCTGAACTGACAAGACTCAAAGAACAAGCATTGGCTAACTTTCATGCCATTTCAGGCGCTTTGGCTGAGAATGAAATGCTATTGCGCCAATTAGAGAAAGCCGTAGAATTGCCAAATGACTGATATAACCGAGAAACGCCCTGTTGGTAGACCATCTCTTTACGATCCTAAGTATTGTGAGGAAGTCATTGCCTTGGGCAAAATCGGTAAAAGCGTAGAACAAATTGCTTCTAGGTTAGGGTTTTCACTTAGGGTTATGTACGATTGGCGTGATAATCACCCAGAATTTCTGCACGCCTTAACAGAAGCCAAGGAACATGAGCAAGCATGGTGGGAAGATCAAGCCGATTCTTACATGGTTGAGACTAAAGACGGGCCAAGGCTAAACGCAACAATCTGGTCACGGTCAATGGCTGCACGATTCCCCAAAAAGTACCGTGAGCAAGTCAAGCAAGAGATTACGGGCGCAGATGGCGCACCTTTGTTAGCTGGCATCCAAGTCACGTTTGTGAAGCCAAGTGAGTGAAGTTAGCCAAGCTATTGCAAAGGCTGAGTTTCCACTCAAGCTAGAGTGCCTGTTCAAGCCATCACGTTACAAAGTCCTGTACGGTGGACGCGGTGGCGCTAAGTCATGGGGGGTTGCTAGGGCCTTGCTTATTAAAGGCGCTCAAGCCCCGTTACGAGTGCTTTGTTCGCGTGAATTTCAAACATCTATTAAAGACTCAGTTCATAAATTGCTGTCAGATCAAATCATGGCGCTTGGATTAGATAGTTTTTATGAAATCACGCAAACCAGCATTAGGGGCAAAAATGGGTCAGAGTTTTCGTTTGTTGGCTTAAAAAATAATGTTTCAAATGTAAAGTCTTATGAGGGCGTGGACATTTGTTGGGTAGAAGAAGCCCAAACAGTAAGCCGCAGTTCATGGAACACTTTAATTCCAACGGTGCGTAAAGAACAATCAGAAATATGGGTTACGTTTAACCCTGAATTAGAAACTGATGAAACTTATCAGCGGTTTGTTTTAAACCCGCCTGAGAACTGCATAGTCCAGAAGGTCAACTGGTCAGACAACCCGTGGTTTCCTGAGACTTTAAAGCTAGAGAAAGATGCGTTGAAGTTTCGTGATCCACAGGCTTATAACGTGGTTTGGGAAGGTTTATGCCGTCAGACTGTAGATGGGGCAATCTTTGCCAAAGAAATGCAATTGGCAGAGTTGGATGGGCGCATCACAAAGGTCAACTATGACCCTACAAAACCCGTTCATGCCATCTTTGACCTTGGTTGGTCTGATGCTACGGCAATTTGGTTCTTACAGTTTATAGGCATGGAAACCCGCCTAATCCGCTACATTGAGGGCAATCAGCAGACTATGAGCGACTACCTGGCTAAGATGCAGACGTTTGGTTACATCTATGACACTCTATGGTTGCCGCACGATGCCGAAAACAAAACTTTGGCAGCCAACGGCAGAAGCATTGAGGAAATCGTGAGAGCAGCTGGGTACAAGACCAAGATTATTCCTAGAACACCTATCATGGACTCAATTAATGCGGCTAGGACAATCTTTAGGAATATGTGGTTTGACAGAGAGAACTGTCACGAAGGCTTGCAATGTCTACGGCATTACCGTTACGATGTAGACCCAGAGACTAAGCAATTCAGCAAAACGCCATTGCACGACAATTATTCGCATGGCGCAGATGCTTTTAGGTATATCGGTCTGATGGTCAATGAGCCTAAAGAGCGCAGAAAGCCAAGACCTACTGCAAATTATG